GCCGGGCGTGACCGTGGCAGCTGACACCAGCATTCTGCCCTACGGCACGGTAGTCTATATCGAGGGTGTAGGTCTCCGGGTCGTTCAGGACACCGGGAGCGCTGTGGTAGGTAACAAGCTGGACGTTGCGGTGAACACCCATGCAGAGGCTCTAAGCTGGTCTGGATGGGGTTCCCGCCGGGTCTGGATTATTTCGGGAGGTGTTGAACCGTGAAAAAACCGTTTGAGACCGAAATGGACGATACCAGACAGGCGGTCGGACAAATCGTGTGTTTGTGCACCACCATTGCGCTGCATCAGGAGTTCGGCGTCGGCAAGACCAGACTGGAGCGCATTAAAGCTAGAATTGACGAGTTGGAGAACCAGAACACCGAGGTCATTATGACCCCGGATGCAAACGGCAGACCCTCCAAGGACAAGGCCGAGGCAATCCGGGAAAACTGGTTGGCTGGGTGCGTTTCTTCTGACTACCGAATCCCGATGGTGAGAATGCCACGTGGGCGCAAAGAGCAGCAGTACCGCATGGCTGGCGACAGAGCCGCCAAAATTGCTTGGCAGATTTACGCCAAGGCGGTTATTGATGTGCTGCACTACGGTCCAGACCGCTTGGAACGGTTGCGCAAGGAAAGCCATGCCAACTATGAGCAGCTGAACAAGTGGGGGCATGGGGATGGTCTGGATGTTGCGATGGAAAAGCTGCGCCGCTGCGCTGCTGATGCCATGCAATCCCCGGATCTGGAAGTTGCTGATATCGATGGCAGCAAGGATGCTGTGGAAGTGGACAAAGAGTTCCGTAAGCAGCAGCTGAATTTCATCAAGCGTGTCCGGGCACAGACCCTTGGTCGCATCGGTGCCACCTCACAGCCCGTCAACGTACTGGCCGAGCAGGGTGTGCAGAACAAGGTTCAGCTGATTATGCAGCAGGTTTCCCAGCAGTCTTTTGAGCGTAGGAGGAGACGTTGATATGGCACAAAATGAATACGGCGAGAAGCTGGACAGCAATGGCTATGCGCCCAGCATCCTCAGCAAGAGCCCCACCTGTCTGATTTGCGGGCGGTATCGCACCGCCCGGCACGAAGTCTTTTTCGGACCGTATCGGGATAAGAGCAAGCGGCTTGGCCTGTGGGCAAATCTCTGCCCTTGGTGCCACCAGAACGGTGTGACTGCCGTACATACCAACCGGGAGGCAGACCTCAGCTTGAAAAAGTGGGCACAGAAAAGGGCTATGGAGTATTACGGGTGGCCGGAAGCGCAGTTCATCAAAGAATTCGGGAGGTCGTACCTGTGAGCACCTTTCCGATTATCGCTATCGACCCCGGCGACACCCAGTCTGGCTACTGCGTGATTGATCGCAGCACCCTGCGCCCTCTGGAATTCGGAAAAATCGACAATGCAGAGCTGCTGCAAAAACTTTCCTCTGCCGGGGCGCAGGGCTGGCGGTGGGCGGTCATCGAGATGGTGGCTTCCTACGGAATGCCCGTAGGCCGGGAGGTGTTCGATACCGTCCTCTGGATCGGCCGCTTCTACCAAGCCCTGAACGCGTGCTGCCCGGTACGGCTGCTGTGCCGCATCGAAGAGAAGCGACACATCTGCCACAACACGCGCGCCAATGATGCCGCCATCCGGCGGGCACTCATTGACCGATTCGCAGACCACGACCTCAAAAACGGCCGTGGCACAAAGAAGGCCCCGGATTTCTTTTACGGCTTCAAAGCCGATGTGTGGGCAGCCTACGCTGTGGGTCTGACTGCCATTGAGAACCGGGATAACGATTATCATTTTTCTGCTACTTGAAAGGAGCACATACCATGGATAGCTACGAAAACGAAGCCTCTAAGTTCGCCGCCCAGCGCACCAAGCTGAAGAACATCTGCGAGGCGCACGACCTGACCTACACCTTCATCAAGAACAGCTACCCCATCAAGCTGATTATCCGCCCCATCAAGGGCGTGGGCGAACAGATGTCCATGCTGGAAACCGCCAGCGAGGACAGCTACATCTCCCCGGATGCCTACCTCCTGTTTACCATGAAGGATGGTGTGCTGGTCTACCGCATGAGCAAGACCTTCACCATTGAGGATGCTCTGTTCGGCAAAATCAAGAACATCTTCAAGAATATGCACTCCTACTACTGCCAGTTCTTCTTCCGGGAGCTGATTGAGAGTGGTCGGCTGAACGCCATCGGCGGGAAGATGCCGGAGATCCCCGAAACCGAAGCCGAGGAGCCGCTGGAAGAAGTTGATGCCGAGGAACTGGACGATGCGGAGGAACCCGCAGCCGATGAACTGACCAAGGCCACCGAGATTGCCCGGCAGAACGGCGGCGTTACGCAGGCCATGTTGGAGCAGCAGATGGGCGTGACCGCAGAAAAGGCCATTGCGCTGCTGGATGATATGGAATCCGCTGGTGTGATTGAGTTCTCCAACGGCCACTACACCATCGCCGCTGCTGACAGCGAGGAGGAGTAACCTATGGCAAAGGCAGCAGCGACCCGCAGCATCCGGGATGACCACCAGAAGAACTTCCTCAAAATCTTCAATAGCCTGACTGGAAAGCATAGCCGCTGGGAGATTTGGGCGGACTTCGTCACCCTGACGGCCATCGAGATCTCGAGCAGCACGGACAAGGTAAATGCCCCAGAGCGCACCAAGATGTATCAGACCATCATTTCCAAATACTCCGCCAAGGAGCGGGAGGGCATGGCTAAAATGCTGGGCGAGGTAATCATGGGCATGGAGCAGAATCCTGACCAAGACTTCCTCGGTTCGCTGTACATGATGTGCGAGTTGGGCAACGACCACGCCGGGCAGTTCTTCACTCCCTACGATGTGTGCCGCTGCATGGCCGAGATTACGTTCGACCCGAAGCTGCACCCGGACATGGAGGGATTCATCTCGGTATCTGACCCGGCCTGTGGTGCTGGGGCCACGCTGCTTGCCTTTTTGAACGTCTGCAAAAGACGGAATATCTGCTACCACAACAAAGTCCTTGTCATCGCCCAAGACATTGACTTCATCGTTGGGCTGATGTGCTACGTCCAGTGCAGCTTCATGGGCTGCGCTGGATATGTAGTCATCGGTGACACACTCGTGAACCCGGCAACGGCCTACGACAGCCGCGGATTGCTGCCCGCAGGACCACAAAACCGCATCTGGTATATGCCGCTTTTCTCAACTGATGTGTGGTATATGCGCCGCCAGATAGCGCAGATGAACCTGCTGTTTGAACCGAAAGGTGAACCTGCAAAAATCGAAAAAACCGATATTAAACCCGCAAATTTGCAAAAATCTATCAAAAATGAGCCTAAAGCCCCGGAAAACGAGCCTCTTAACGAAACCAAAACCGGGCAGCTCACGTTTTTCTAACCCGAAGTAAGAAAGGAGTATCCCTATGGCAGACATTACTTACATCCCCATCCGGCAGCTATACCCTCACCCCGATAACCCCCGCAAGGAACTGGGAGACCTGTCTGAGCTTGCCGCCAGCATCAAGGAAAACGGTGTGTATCAGAACTTGACCGTAATCCCCGGCCACTATCTCAACAGCCGGGAGTACATCGCAAAGTGCGTTGACGAGGGCGGGGATGCAGCCGCAGCAGCGGCAGCATGGACACCCAAAGCCGTGTGGTCCAGCGAGGACTACACCATCATCATCGGCCACCGCCGGGCGGCAGCAGCACAGCAGGCAGGGCTGTACGAGCTGCCCTGTGCCATCGTAGAGATGGACGAGCGGGAGCAGATACAGACCATGATGATTGAGAATATGCAGCGGTCAGACCTCACCGTCTACGAACAGGCGCAGGGCTTCCAGATGATGATGGACTTCGGGCAGACAGTGGAGCAGATCTCCGACAAGTCGGGGTTCTCCCAGTCCACTGTACGGCGGCGCATCAAGCTGCTGGAACTGAACCGCGACAGCTTCAAGAAAGCCGAAAAGCGCGGTGCCACCCTGTCCGATTTCGCCCAGCTGGACAAAATCGAGGACTTGGAAGCCCGAAACCGGGTATTGGAGACCCTCGGTACGCAGAACTTCAACCGGGCCATGCAGGATGCGCTGGAGCAGCAAAAATGGCAGCACCAAAAGGCCGAATGGGTTGAGCAGCTGAAAAAATTCGCTACGGAAGATTCGCAGGCCTCCTACCAGACGCATGAGCATGTAAATGCGTACGGAAAGTGGGGCACAAAAAAGGAAGTCGTCATGCCGGAAGATGCCGACAAGATTGCTTATGTCTATAAGGTCAGTGAAAATCAGATTGACCTGTATAAACCTCGCGATACGGATGCCGAGGATGCCAGCAACTCAGCGAGAGAAGCCGCAAGAGCCACCGAGAAGCTTGCGAGAGAACAGTTTGCCGCCGTCACGAAGCTCATGTATGAGCTGCGCTGGGACTTCGTGAAAAACCTGACTCCCGCAGAGTGCAGAAAGCACCTGCCGGAAATCTTGGCTTATTCCACCCCGGTTCTGACCGAATATCGGCACATGGAGGACGACGAAAATGTGTTGCAGCTGCTCGGCATCGGCCTGGATGAGCAGATTCGGGAAGACACGGAACTGGAAGATGCCCTGAAAATGTTCAATGCTTACGATACCGAGCCGGAGAAGATTCTACTGGCGGTTGCTTTTGATGCAACGGACAGCAGTCGTGAGGGTTATTGGAGCACGGAATGGAACGGGCCGACAGGCGCGAGCAAGTTCGTTCACCGCAAAAATGATGACCTTGACAGCACCTATGAACTGCTCGCTGCACTCGGTTACGAAATGGCCGATGATGAAAAGGCTTTGCAAGACGGCACCCACCAGCTTTTTGCGGTGTATGGTTCCGGCAGCCAGGCTGACACGCCCTGCGATAAGTGCAAAGCTGCTCACCCTGAATGCGACAAGTGCTGCAAAACTTGCGATGACCACTGCAATGCGTTCCAGCTGTGCAGAAAGGAGTATGGCGAATGACCGACCTTGTAAAGTGTGACCGCTGCGGTACGCCGTTCAGCATCCAGACCGCCGGCATCCGCGCCACATGGAGCGGCGACTACATGGTGCAGTATTTCACCTGCCCTGGCTGCCACCATCGCTACCAGATTCTGACCACGGACACCGAGCTGCGCCAGACCATCCAGAGGCATAAGGCCATCGCCGCAAAAATCAAGCTGGGCCAGACTAAGCATTTCCGGCCGGGAACGCTGAAAAAGTATCAGGCTGAAATGGAAAAGCTGGAGGCTGAGCAGAAAAAGCGGCGGGATGAACTGCTGGACAAGGGCAACGAGATCCTCGCCGCACTGGGAAAGGAGTAACCCATGGACGACTTAAAAGAATATGCAGACCGCCTCAAATTTGAAATTGTGGCTGCCGACTTTCTGAGCACCGAAGACCGGGAAATGGTCTTTGACCTCATCGAGAAAGTGCTGGGTGATGACAATGCCTGACCAGTTTTTTATCGACATTGCGCTGCTGGCCGTTGGCGTGGCCATCGGTGCGCTGCTGGGTGAAACCAGCCGCCAGCAGCATGATCGCACTCTGTTCCGGGAGTATATCAACTTCATGGCCGAATCGGAGAACAAAAACGAATTGCTTTTCCGTGAAGTGATTCATTTCCAGACACAGAAAGGAGCCTCTCATGGGGAAGAACAGGAATAACCGCCCGTCGGAGGTCGGCGCACGGGGGCTTCTGCGGTTGCGCTGCCTCTGCTGTGGAAAGGAGTTCGGTACATATCTTCACGTTCCGCAAATGTCCGTCGGCTGCCGTTGCGGGGCTACGATTTCACTTGAGAGGGGACTCGCCCCCTATGAGTTCGCCTGCGGCTGCTGCGGGCTGGTGGCCAAAGGCAGGACCAACACCATGGAGCCAGAGATCACCATTCCCTGCAAGTGCGGCAACCCCATCACGCTGCACTGGAACAAGGACACACGGAGGTACACAGAATGAACTGGGCAATTATAATTCCTGTCGGCATCGGCATCGCGGTGCTGCTGTCCATCGCGCTTGTTGCAATCGGCGTTTCTGGACAGATCAGCCGGAAAGAAGAGACCGAGGAGGTCAAGTTCTACTGGGACAGTATGCTTAGGTACTCCAAGATAGTCAGCCCTTATGCCCCGCCAGACTATGAAATCAAAACGCTTTGCGAAAACCGCAAGGATTTTTGTGCGGGATGTTCAGAGTACAACTTCTGCCGCAGCGCAACGATGGTTTACACGCATAGCCCGCGCATAAACGGCTATCCGTGGGTATGTCTGAAAAGGAGGAACGCAAAATGACACTGGAAGAAGCCCTGCGCTTTATCGACCCGGAAACAGACCTGTCAGAGCTGGATAAAATCGAGTATTACCACGGCTTCAACGGCAAGAATGCTGCGGCCGCTGCACTCCGAGAGGCCAGCCAGATGGTAGTTGACTTCGTGCGCCGGATGCAGTGGCATGATACCAAGACCGACCCACCGAAAAAGGAAGATTCAGACCATGATGGCAAAGTGCTCGTGTGGCACAAAGACTTATGGACGGCCTCTATGTCTCCGTGGTACTTTACGGCAAACAGGCCTGATTACTATCCATACTGGATGCCGCTGCCTGAACCGCCGGAGGTAAAAAATGATTAAATCAGTTCTTCTTAGCATCCGGCCGGAATGGTGCAAAAAGATTCTCGGTGGCGAAAAGACTACGGAAATTCGCAAAAGTCGCCCCAATTTAGAAACGCCGTTCAGGTGCTACATCTATTGTGCAATGCCTGTCGGAAATGTCATCGGCGAGTTTACTTGCGACAGGATACGTTTTTACAGCGGCAAGTCATGGTTGGTCAAGGAAGATGTCGAAAGCGTAACCGCTGGTAGTTGTCTGTCTTTGGAGCAAGTCAAAGAATATGCCGGATGGAGAAAAGCTGCATCGTTTATGGATCGTAAAGATTTGTATGCGTGGCATATCTCTGATTTGAAAATCTATGATAAGCCTCTACCTTTAGGCAATTTCATTCCGAACTGCCGCTACCTTGAGGACGAGGCTGGATGCCGTGCATACAGAGAACATGGATGCAGCTGTCCCGACCAGCGGTATGATCTCAACCTGGATGGAAGTGTCAACATGGCGATATGCCAAAGGAGCGTGAAACGACCACCGCAGAGCTGGTGCTATGTGCAGGAAATGGAGGTTGCCGATGGTAAAGCCTGAACCATGGGAAAACCCGATGCTGGATACCATGTGGAGCTTTATGCAGATGGGTGGGCTGAAAGCCAACTACCCGGCTCTCAAAGAGGCCTGCATGGAACTGCGTCAGATGCTGATGCAGAAGACCGCCGGGCAGCGCAAGGACAGGCCGAAAGACCTGTCATGGGAAAACCTTGAGCGCGTCAAGGTGACCATCATCTGTGAGGCCATGGCTCTGGTGCTGTCCGGGGATTATGAGAAAATGGAGGCGCAGCATGACGGAAATTGAAAAACTCCACGCAAAGTTGACTGAACAGGGCGTGAACCACACCTATGAACGCCGCTTTCCCCAGATGGACAAGGACTTTCCTGATACAGACTGGGGCTGGCAGATCTGGGTGCATGATGACAACTTCGGCGGCAACTGGTTCGTGATCTGTGGCATCTTCTCCCATGGATATAAAAAGGGCCTGTTGCAGCTGATGGGCGACATCGTGAACGCTAAAGGCGTTGAGGGCTACCTGACCGCCGACGATGTGATGTTCCGGCTGTACGACTACCTTTCCAAGAAGAAGGGGGCAAAAGATGAAATACCGCATTGAGGTTTCGGAAGAGCAGCTGCGCGTCATCGGACTGGCTGTGGACGAGTACATGAGGCTGCGCATGGGGCAGTTTGAATATTTGGCAAATGAGCTGTCCTTTGATGGATATTGCTGTCAGATCGGGTATAATGCAAAACCTTCGCCATGCGGCTTTCCGCATTTTGTTAAAGAGACCTGCGAAAGGGTTGCAAACCTGTTCCAAAAGGCGTACGAGGAAGCGTATTACCCGAAAGGCTACCGTGAGCGGCAGCACGATTCATGGGGGACGTGTATCGACATTGTACACGCCATCGAGCACCAGCAGTGGTTGGATTCCCCGGGGGAAAAGCGAGAATCCCCCGGGACGACAAATCGCTCCTTCAAGCCTATCCCGCTGGGGCATGAGCCGTTCCCGAAAATTGAGAGGGTGGAAGAATGAGCTGCTTGTCTTGTGAGAACTACATACCCCTCGACCCACCTATCCAACGCACCGATTCCAACGGTCAGACCTATGAGGTGCCGGGATTATGCAAAATTGGAGCAGACCACATAATTTCTGGGCTTCCTGTCTATCTTCCAACGGCAAAATGTGATAAAATAACAGAAGCACCGTTGCAAAACGGCAGCTGAATTATGACGGAGGTAGGCTGTGACATTACAGGAATTGTCCAAGTATTATGACATTCAGATGACCCTCGAAAAAGACCGTGAAGCCTTGGAGAATCTTCGGCAGAAAATCAATCCTGCCTCCCCACAGCTGACGGGTATGCCACATACGCCCGGTGTTCGGGACAAGGTGGCGGATCTGGCTGTGGAACTGGCTGACATGGATGAACGTGTCCGCTGGTTGGAGGAACAGGCAGCGGAAGAAAAGCCCAAGGTCGAGGCGTACTGCAAGAGCATCATGGATGCCCGGCTTTATCTGATCTTCCGGCTGCGGTTTGTCCGCTGCTACTCGTGGGCAGAAGTTGCCGGAGCACTCGGAAAGTGCTACACGGAAGCCGGGGTCAGCCGGATGGCCTACAACTACCTCGAATCACATTGACCGATAAGCCCTGCATTTGCGGGGCTTTTTATTTTTGCCCGAAAACTCAAATTCAACCTCAAATTTTCATATAATACGGCCAAATATAGAAATAAGTTTTACATTTTGGCTGCCAAAAATTAAATTCAAACTGAAAATATCAAAAATCAATGCAGATTGTTTCACACGGTGATGGACGGTGTAGGACGGTTTCACACGGCGCGTAATGCCGTGCAATAAACAAGAACGACCAGCAACGCTTTGATATGGATTCAGATGACAACGGATGCTCCCGGTGATATGATTAGGATGCAAAATCCGAATCAAGCCAAGCGGTGCCTGCCAGAAATGGCGGGTGCCGCTATTTTTATACCTGAAAGGAGGATTCCGGGCCGCACGTTGCTCCTTTGCGTGCGGCATCACCGTAGCACCCCGAAAAGCCGAGGTGCTGCAGCTGGGCATTTCGCCGTGCCCAGTCACAAAGAAGGAGATTTTCCATGTATCAGAAAATCAAGGCAAAATTCAAGGCAAACCCCACCATTTTCTACGCCTGTTCCATCGTTGCATCATGGGCAGGAGTCGGCTCCCTGATGAACTTCCGCACGCTGGCCATCAACAACGGCGCTGCTGCGGCTATCATCTGGGCGGTTTTCAACTCGCTGGCCTGTATCTTCTTCGGTCTGTTTGCGGAGTACATCCCGACCGTCCGGCGCATCATGCAGAGCAAGGTGATGTTCTACTTCATCGGCTTTTTGACCGTGTTCCAGACATGGACGCAGATGTCCGGCATCTATGAGATCTTCGGCGACACGCCGATCGGCACCACCGGAGGCACATTGATTGTCTACGGCACCTGCCTTGTGTTCCTGTTTATGCTTCTGAAAGAGGGCATGATTCGGAACGTCCTGTCTGATGGCTTTTCATGGGTGGTTGTTTACGGTCTGCTGGCAGTCGTTGTCATTGCCGCGCTGGTATACACCCACGGTGCATTCGTCAACATCGACCCCGGCCTGACTGCTGCCGGTATCCAGACGGGCCTCTACAAAGGCTTCCTGCTGCTGCCCGGCCCGTTCACTTATCCGTACTACTACTCGCTGTTCTCCTACAACGACAAAAATGAAGATGGCACCCAGCACGGCAACATGAAAAAGTCCTTTGTGCTGGCTGGCGTGATGTTCGGTGTCTACATGGTGCTGGCTGCGCTGCTCACATGGGTCAATTTCAGCCCACTGCTGAACACGCTCAAGGCTATCCTGATCACCATCATTGCGCTGTCCTCGCTGTCCACCTACCTCTATTCGGAGTATCTGGTGTTCGGTGAGAACATCGGCTTTCTCATTGACGTGCTCACTGTTACCTCGTGGCAGCTCGTGATCCCGCTGGGTGTCATGGGCATCTGGACGCTGATGAGCGAGCTTCGGGTGTACATCATCATCTTTGTGCTGCTGGCCTCCGTGGTCCTGCACCTCGTTTCTGACCGAAAGGAGGATGCACGATGAAAATCACGGTAAAGAAGCTGTCCGAGCTGCACAAGCCCGCCCACAACATCCGCCGGCATTCCGAGAAGCAGTTGACCGAGTACATCCGCAGCATTGAAATGTTCGGGCAGGTCAAGCCGCTGGTCGTGGCCGAGGACGGTGAGATCATCGCCGGTAACGGTCTGTATGAAGCGCTGCTCCGCATGGGCCGGGAAACCTGTGACTGCTATGTCATGGTCGGCCTGACCGATGTTCAGAAGAAAAAGCTCATGATGGCCGACAACAAGGTCTATGAGCTGGGATTCACTGATGTGGATGCCATCGAGGAACTGGTCAAGGAGCTGGACGGTGATGTGGATGTCCCGGGCTGGGATGCCGATCTGCTGGAAATGCTGAACAGCACCGAGGATGAAGCGGACGAAATGATTGGCTCCTACGGAGAATTCCCGGAGAGCGAGATTTCGTCCATCAACCGCCAGCAGAATGAGGAACACGTCCCCTATGCAGCAGCGCCTACCTATCCGGTAGCGCCGCCCGACCCACAGCCCGTGTCCACCGTCTCCGAGCCTCCGCAGCAGCCCTCCCCGGTGTTGGAGGGGTCTACACCTACCGAGCCGGAAACCGCTGTTCCTGAGGCGGCCAGCGGCGCAGAGCAGCACCGGTACATCCGCTGCCCGAAGTGTGGTGAGCTGATATGCCTGTGAAAGTAGTGGAAAGCAACCTGAACGTGTTGCAGGCTGCGAAGATCCGCATCCGAAATGTGTTCGTCAACGGCTGCAAAATCTACCTGAGCTTTTCTTCCGGCAAGGATAGCCTGTGCATGGCCAACCTCGTTTATGAAATGATTCTCTCCGGTGAGCTGGACCCCAAGCAGCTGACGGTGACGTTCATCGACGAGGAGGGGCTTTACCCCTCGATGGTCGATGCAGCATACCGCTGGCGGCGCAACTTCCTGTCGGTCGGCGCAAAATTCTTGTGGTTTTGCCTGCCGTTCAAGCAGGTGTCCGTCATTGACCACCTGTCCAGCTCCGAATCGTGGATAACGTGGGAGCCGGGCAAGGAAGATGTCTGGATGCGCAAACCGCCCGATTTTGCCATCATGTACAGTCCCTACCTCCACTATGCAGGGGAAATGAACTACCAGACGTTCTGCTCCAAGGCGTTTTCTGACGGCATCCAGCTTGTCGGTCTGCGCACGGCGGAAAGCCTGACCCGCTTCAAGTGCATTGCCAACACCAAAATGGAGCGCATCACCCGCGGCGGCAAGTTCTATCCCATCTACGACTGGAAGGACTCCGATGTGTGGCTGTACATCAAGGAGCAAAACCTTGAATTTCCTGAGATCTACATGAGGCTCTATGAGGCGGGTGTCCGAAAGAATGCCCTCCGGCTGTGCGCATTCTTCGGTGACTGCGGCACACAGGGCCTCCGTTGGATAGCTGAAACGGACAACGACCTGTGGGAGCGCATCCAGCGGCGAGAACCCAATGCCTACCTCGTTCTGCTCTACTGGGATTCTGAAATGTTCCGGCGCACCACCCGCAAGCGTGGGGAGCTGGAAGAAGAATCCGAGAAAAAGGACTATAAAGCCCTCTGCAAAGACCTTCTGTTCCTGCACCCGGAGCGCTACACCATCGCCAAGGACACCCTGTCCCACATCGAGCACTGGCGTGGTCTGTTCATCAAGACCTACGGCATCGCTGAGCAGAAGCACTACAAGACCATGTACGAGGGCCTGTTGTACGGAGACCCCAAAATGCGTATCCTGCGCATTCTCTGGACCACCATCTACAACGACCACAACGCCCGCATCAAGGAGGAGCAGAACCATGGAAAGCATTGATGTATTCGCCCCGCTGGCATCCCTCCAGTGGGTAGACCGCAACACTATTCACGCCAACGACTACAACCCCAACAAGGTCAGCGAGGAAAACCTGAAGCTGCTTATCCAGTCTATCCTGACCAACGGCTGGACACTGCCCATCGTGGTACGCCCTGACGGCACCATCATTGACGGCTTCCATCGCTGGACTGTATCGGGCCGGGAGCCGCTGCTGTCCCTGCTGGGCGGCAAAGTGCCGGTCGTAGTCGTAGACCACCACGGCGACGAGAGCGCCGACGTGTACGGCACCATAACCCACAACCGTGCCCGTGGCACCCACCTGTTGGAGCCGATGAAAGCCATTGTCAAGAAACTCATTGACGAGGGCAAGACCGTGGAGGAAATCGGCAAGCAGCTGGGCATGAAGCCCGAAGAAATCTTCCGCCTGTCCGGCTTTACCAAAGACGAGTTCCTGAACATGATGACCAAGGGCCACGACACATACTCCAAGGCTCAGGTCATCCGCAGCGTATGAAATCGTCCTTGCCAGCGCTCATGCGGGCAGGGGCTTTATCTCGAGGAAAGGAATCATCACTATGGACTACTATGATTTTGTGGCATCCGCCATTGCTGCCGTCGCCAGCCTCTATAATGCAAACGCTGAGCTGACACATCTCCAGAAGATCGGCGTGAAAGACGTGTGCGTACTCTGGTGCGGCAGCACCCTTCAGAACAACAAGGCTTGGCTGTCCACCACCGTCCCTGACTGTATGTACTACGAGGCAACCTACGACGGCGACAAGAAGGAGCTGCGTCTGGATGCCTATAGGAAGATTCAAAGCGTGAGCATTCCCTGCTGAAAGGAGCACGACACCATGAACACCGTAACCGTATACGCCTGTCCCAGCGTCCCTATGGACAGCATCGAGTGTACCATCGAGTATGACCCTGCTGTGGTCGAAGCCTTTCTGCATCCGCCCAACAGCGGACAGGAGCGGGCCGACGATGGCTCGTTCGGTGACGAAAAGGTACTGTGACGGGGGTGCCCCACACTGAGCGGGCTCGACGACCCCGAAATCGTGCTAGTTAGTAAGGGAAAAATCAGCCATTTCGTTACGCTTTGTATAACGAGTTTCAAGGAATTTTCCAGATAGTTTTACCAGAAAAGGAGGTGGTTTCGGATGCCGACAAAAGAGAATCTTGCTGACAGGAACGTAACCACCACCGAGCTGGCTGCTGTGCTAGGCATTACAGGCCGCAGGGTGCAGCAGCTGACACAGGATGGTGTGCTCGTGACCGCCAGCAGGGGCAAGTTCGTCTTGTCTGATGCCGTGCAAGCCTACATCGGCAGCATCTCCCGTGGCGGGCTGACCAAGGAAGAAGCGGAGGAGGCCAAGAAGATTGAGCGGGTCAAGGCCAAGGCGGAGGCAACGCTCAAGACCAGCAAGGCCAAAATCGCGCAGGCAGAAGCCAAGGAGCTGTCTGGACAGATGCACCGCAGCGAGGACGTTGCTGCCATGACCGCCGAACTTATCTACACCATCCGGGGTGCGCTGATGGCGCTGCCCAGCCGTGTTGCCATCAATGCGGCTGCTCTGTCTGACCCGGCAGAGGTGGCAGAGTATATGCGTGGCGAGGTGAATCAGATAGCCGAGGAAATCGCCATGTTCCGTTACGACCCGGCAAAGTATGAGGCCCGTGTCCGTGAACGCAAGGCGTGGGCTGAAAAGCTGGCTGGTGACGACGATGAGTGAGAATGCAGCGGTTGACCGTCTGAATGCTCTGGTGTCAAAGCTGGTGGCAGCTATCCGGCCCCCGCCCAATGTGTCCGTGAGCGAGTGGGCCACACAAAACCGCGTCCTGTCCCCGGAAGCGTCTGCCGAGCAGGGCCGCTGGCGTAACAGCCGCACGCCCTATCTGGTGGAGATCATGGACGCATTCTCCGACCCGCGCATCCATCATATCGTTGTCGTTGCGTCCTCACAGGTCGGCAAGTCGGAGTTTGAAAACAATGTCATAGGCCGCACCATTGACGTTGACCCCGGCAGTATTCTTTTCATCCATCCCCAAATGACGGATGCCAAGGAGTACAGCAAGCTCCGTATCGCCCCCATGATACGAGACTGCCCTACACTGCGGGCCAAGGTCGCGGAGAAAAAGAGCCGGGACAGCGGCAACACGATTTTGCAGAAAAGTTATCCCGGCGGCATCCTGACCATGTGCGGATCTACCGAGGCGCACGCTCTGGCATCAAAGCCCATCCGCTATGTGCTGGGTGACGAGCGTGACCGCTGGGCAGTGAGTGCCGGCACAGAGGGCGACCCTTGGGAACTGGCAATGGCCCGGCAGACCACTTTCTACAACGCAAAGGCTGTGGAAGTCAGCACACCCACCATCAAGGGACACAGTGCCATTGCCAAGTCCTACGTCAAGGGCACGATGGAGCGCTGGGTATCCCAGTGCCCGCACTGCAAGGGATTCCATGAACTGCGTTGGGAAGATATTCGGTACGAGTATGACGCCATCGAAACCCACGGAGAGAAAACCTACAAGGTCAAGGACGTGTGGTATCTCTGCCCGGAGTGCGCCTGCATTTCGGACGAAGTGACCATGAAGCGGGCACCAGCTCACTGGCAAGCGGAAAATCCCGCCGCCTATGAGAACGGTATCCGCAGCTTTTGGCTGAACAGCTTTGTTTCGCAGTGGGCAGCATGGAAAGATACCGTGCTGAAATACCTGAATGCCCTGGGCGATACCAAGAAGATGCAGGTTGTCTACAACACCCGTCTGGGGCTGCTGTGGGAAGATCGCGGCGATGTGCAGGACGAGGACACCATGCTTGGCCGCAGGGAGGAATACCCTGCGGAACTGCCGGATGGTGTGCTGGTGCTGACCGCTGGCGTTGATACGCAGGACGACCGCATGGAGTACGAGATCGTGGGCTTCGGTCACTTCGGGGAAACATGGGGCATCGAAAAAGGCATCATCTCTGGCCGCCCGGACAGTGACGAGGTCTGGCAGCAACTGGACGAGCTGGTTTTCGACCGCAAGCTGAAATTTGCTGACGGCCTAGAGCTGCCCGTTTCCATCAAATTTGTAGACGAGGGCGGCCATTTCACCCAAGAGGTGCGCCAGCGCTGCCATGACCGCATCGGCAAAAAGGTTTTCTGCATCAAGGGCTTTCCCGGCTCCGACCGGCCGTTCACAGGTCCGCCAAAGCAGGTGAAAATCACGGTGCAGAACCGCTACATCGGGATGTGCTGGCAGTACCAGTTGGGCGTTGACGCTGGCAAGCAAATCATCATGGACGATTTGAAAGTGCAGGAGCCGGGCCCTCGGTACTGCCACTTCCCACGCCGGGACGATTACGGCCTCGGCTACTTCAACGGCCTCTTGTCAGAGCATTTGATATACAAAGAGGGCCACCGCAACCCGTGGCAATGGGATAAAATCTCCGGCCATGAGCGAAACGAACCTCTTGACTGCCGAAACTATGCCATAGCGGCCTACAAGGTGCTGCCGAAAGACCTTGATGCCATCGACCGGGCGCTGAAAAGGCTGCGCGGCAAGGCACCAGAGGCACCGGCAGCCCCGGTGATAAATATTCAACAACCCGTCTCCCGTCCCCAGCCGTCCCCCGGCCGGAGGCGGGAGAACTTTTTAGACGACTGGTGAGGTGTGAGTTATGGATACCGTGACCATCAAAAAGCGGCTGGAGTTCCATACGAAGCGGCTTGATAACCTGTATGTGGCCTACAACAAGCTGCTTTCCGGTGGCGTGAAAAGCTACCGTCTGGACGACCGGGAACTCACACGTCTTGACCTCGGCAAGCTCAGCGATGAGATCAAAGATGCCGAGGAAAAGGTCGATGAACTGACCGCGCTGCTGAACGGCCAGAGTGCCCGCAAGGCATTCTCCGTTATCCCGCGCGATTGGTGATCCTTTAGGGTGACGGCCCGAAAGGGCCTTTGCCGCGGGCTGGCTGCTTTTTACTCCTTTCCCCAGCCAGCCCGCTTAGTTTGAAAATTACGGAGGCGATTACTCTTGAGTGTCAGATACCGCGTCACCGCTGCACCGCAGGCCAGCGGCTACAGCGAGGCGGGCGCATCCTACAAACGGCGTGCGCTGCGGGCTTTCTTCCCCAACAGCAACTCTCCGAGCAGCGATATTCACGACAACGCAGATATTCTGCGGCAGCGGAGCAGAATGCTCTACATGAGCGCACCTGTTGCGACCAGTGCCATCAACACGAATCGAACGAAGATCGTTGGCACCGGGCTGACCTTGAAAGCGACCGTTGACCGAAACGTACTGGGGCTATCCCCGGAAAAAGCCAAAGAGTGGCAGAGTAAAACCGAGGCAGAGTTCCGGCTTTGGGCCGAAAACCGCCGCAGTTGTGATGCTATGGGGCTGAACGATTTCTACGGCTTGCAGCAGTTGGCCCTGAAAAGCTGGCTTATGAGCGGTGATGTGTTCGCCGTGGTGAAAATTCGTGACCCGGACAAGCTGCACCCCTACGGGCTGCGGCTGCATCTGGTGGAGGCTGACCGTGTGTCCACCCCGGATAAGCTCGGCGGTATGCTGGATGGCCTGGGCTATACCGAGGGCACAAACCCCAACACCGGGAACAAAATCTATGATGGTGTGGAAGTGGACAGCAGCGGCATGATCGTGGCCTACCACGTCCGCAACACATATCCGCATAAGTGGCGGAATGACATCACCAAATGGCAGCGAGTGGAGTCGGTCGGTGCGACAACTGGGCTGCCCCAGATCCTGCACATTATGGAGTCCGAACGTCCGGACCAGTACCGTGGTGTCCCGCTCATTGCACCCATCATCGAACCGCTGCTCCAGCTTCGCAGATATACGGAGTCGGAACTGCTGGCAGCTCTGGTGCAGAGCTTCTTCACGGCATGGATTGTCACCGATACCCCGAAGAACGCTATCCCGTTTGACGAAACCGGCAGCGGAGATCTCGGCGGTGTTCCTGTGGACAACCCAAAGGCTGACAACGCCAGCCACAGCCCGAACGAGTATGAGATGGGGCCGGGTACGGTTGCGCACCTCGGCAAGGGCGAGGACATCAAGTTCGGAAACCCCAATATTCCCACCGCAGGGTTTGATACGTTCGTCAAAACGCTGTGCAAACTCATGGGTGGTGCCATTGAAATGCCGTATGAGCTGTTGCTGAAAGAGTTCAACGCCAGCTACTCGGCCAGCCGTGCCTCTCTTTTGGAGGCATGGGAAGGTATCAAGATGCGGCGTGCATGGCTGGTAGGCAGCTTCTGCCAGCCTGTATATGAAATTTGGCTTTCTGAGGCTGTGGCCCGTGGACGAGTAATCGCCCCGGGCTTTTTTGATGACCCTCTGGTGCGTGCTGCATGGTGCGGCGCACGGTGGATTGGGCCTGTGCAGGGCACCCTTGACCCGAAGAAAGAGGTCGAGGCCGCCGTGCTCCAGACCCATCACGGCTTCCGCACCCATGAGCAGGTCACGCGCGAGCTGGGCGGCGGCGACTGGGAGGACAATGTCGCAGAGCTGGCCCACGAAAATGAGCAGCTCAAAGCTGCGGGCAGCGAGGGCGTAATCGAAACTACAGAAAGTGTCACTACACAGGGAGGTAAAGAAAATGCCGAAAGCACCGAGTAGCACCCCGATGGTGAGCATCCAGCGGCCCTGCTATGCAATGGCCAGCACTGACGGCCAGAGCGCTGACATCACCATGTACGGCCAGATCGTGGACACGCAGCCCACGGATTGGTGGACGGGTGAGCCGATTCCGGGTCAGTACATCATTGAGAGCGAGTTCCTGTCCGACTTGCAGCAGGTCGAGCATTGTTCGGAGATCACCATCCGCATGGACAGCGTGGGCGGCGATGCTGGCGTTTCCATCCTGATTCACAACAGGCTGCGTGAGCTGGCCGCCAAGGGCACGAAACTGACCTGTATTGTGGACGGCGTGGCCATGTCCGGCGGCAGCCTTATCATGTGCGCCTGCGACACCGTCAAGGCCAACCCATCCAGCCTCGTGATGATTCACAAGTGCTGGTCGCTCATCTGGGGCAACTACAACGCCGATGAACTGCGCAAAGCCGCAGATGCCAACGACGCATGGGATAAGAGTCAGGTTTCCATCTATAAGCGGAAGACCGGCCTCTCCGAGACCGTGCTTTTGCACATGATGTCCGATACTACCTACATGACCGGCAAAGAGGCCGTGGAAAAGGGCTTTGCAAATGAGCTGCTGGATGATGCCGAGCCGGTGGAGATCTCCGCAAGTGCCGACCGGCAGACCATCTACGCCAAGGGCCACGCCCTGCACCTGAGACCGGGCACAAAACTGCCCGGCAATATTCCTATGGCTAAAGCGGCTGCACCTGCGACCGCTACTGCAAATACACCGGCGGCACCCGCCGCCCAGTCCAACGAAGGAGGACATACCACTATGGCAACTACCATCGAGGAGCTTCGCAAGGAAAACCCGGAGCTGTGCCGCCAGCTTGAGCAGAGCGCTTCTGAACAGGCATCCCAGAACGAGCGCACCCGCCTGTCTGAAATTGACGAGGTGGCCAACCTGTTCGACCCGACTATGGTTCAGGAGGCCAAGTACGGCAAGACCGCTTGCGATGCCCGCGAGCTGGCTTTCCGCGCTGCCAAGGCCGCAGCTGCGCAGGGCCACGAGTTCCTGAAGAATCTGGCGGCCGACAATCAGGCATCCGGTGCCCAGGGCGTGGAGGCCGTGCCGGGCGCATCCGCAACCGGCGACCCGGAGTCCCTGCCCGATGCAACGGGCAATGCACGCAAGACCCCGGCTGAACGCATGGCTGCGGCTGATGCTGCCGTCGCTGCGCTGCTTGACGGGGACGAGAAAAAGTAAGGAGGAACACTACAATGACTGAGCTGAACAAAAGACTGGGCAGCATGGATTATGACGGCCTGATTGCCGACATCTATCCTAAGCTGGTGGTCAGCGGCGGCACCATCCGTAAGCTGGCCGAGGCTGCCACCATCAAGCGTGGCACCATTCTGGCAAAGTCCAGCGGCACTTCCGGCGATGGCAAACTGGTGGTGCTGGGCACCGCGGCCACTGGCGACGAGGTGCTGACTGCCAACTGCATCCTGTGTGATGACGTTGAGGTCGGCACGTCCGATGATGTGACCGTCCCTGTGTACCTGACGGGCTGCTTCAACACCAACAAGTGCATTGTGGCCGACAGCTACACCATGACCGAGGCTGACAAGGATGCCCTGCGCGAGGGCGGCATCTTTTTCAAGGCCGCTGCACCGGCACTGTAAGGAGGATATATCATGCCTGCTGAACTGAATTTTTTCGATACCTACACCCTGATGGCCGTCTATAAGAGGGTCGTCCCCAAGAAGACTTTCTTCCGTGACCGCTATTTCCCGACCAGCGACGAGGACATCTTTGCGTCCAACAAGGTTCTGACCGAGTACATGGACGGCGACCAGAAGATGGCAGCCTTTGTTGCGCCTCGTGTCGGCGCAATTCCGATGGAGCGCATGGGCTACGAGATCCATGAGCTTGAACCTGCATTCATCGGCATGAGCCGTGAGCTGTCCACCGACGACCTGACGAAGCGTGGCTTCGGTGAGGCTATCTATGCCAACAGCACCCCGGCGCAGCGTGCGGCCAAGCTGACCCAGAAAGACCTGGCAGATATGGATGCCCGCATCGTTCGCCGTGAGGAGTGGATGTGTGCCCAGACTATGCTGGATAACGGCTGCACCATGCAGGAAATGATCGACAACCAGACCAAGGGCGATACGAAGGTTGTGAAGTTCTACAACCCCGGCCACGAGAACGACCATATCTATGTCCCTGCTGCAAAGTGGAACGAGGAAGGCGGCAAATTCTTTGAGGATGTTGCTGCCATGTGTGATATGCTGTCCAGCCGTGGTCTGGCTTCCGCAGACCTGCTGCTGGGTGCCGATACCTACAATGCCGTTCTGGACCTCGAAAAGGTGCAGCGCCTGCTGGACAAGAACTCTGGCATCATTGTGGGCCAGATTGAGGAGCAGCTCAGCCCGTATCATGGTGTGGTCTATGGTGGCACCCTGAACTTCAAGGGGCACAAGCTGAACCTGATCTCCGTTGACGAGACCTATGTTGACGATGAGGGCAAGGTGCGGCCTCAGTTCCCCAAGACCGATGCCTTGGTCACCGCTCCCGGCTGCGGCCACCTGATGTATGGTGCCATCACCCAGATCAACTACGGTGATACCAAGCATACCACCATCGCAAGTCGCCGTGTTCCGAAGTTCAGCCTCAATCAGGAGAACGACCTGCGCAAGACCATTCTCAAGGCCCGCCCGCTGGCTGCACCCCACAACTACTGCCCGTGGATCCGCGTCAAGAACGTGGTCGGCTAAGTCTGGCCAGAAAGGAAGTATACCGATGCTTGTTGAGATTCTTTGCGGCGGCTATGGCTGCCGCACCAAGACGGGCATTCACACCGTCATGCGTGGTGAACAGTGCGAGGTCAGCGAAAGCGAAGCACGCCGCCTTATCGGGCTGGGCGTGGCAAAATCCCCGTACATCACCGACAGAGGCACGGCGAGCACCCTCGCGGCGGCTCCGGCGACTGCGGAAGGTAACGACACCACCACAGCCGAAACCCAGCAGGGCGGCTCTGGGACGGCCCACCTTGACCCCAACCAGTTGCAGGACATGACTGTTGCTGAGCTGAAGAAGCTGGCGGCGGATATGGGCATCGAAACCAAGCAGCTCAAGACCAAGGATGAACTCGTCGAGGCTATCTGCGCCGAGGACGTTGTTCCCGGTGACGAGAGCACCGAGACCCCGGAGCTGTCTGCTGCGATGCCCACCGCATGAGCAGCTTCAAGGACGCTGTGCAGGAAGACCTGAACAGCGTCTTTCTGAATCTGGACGAGTTTGCAGAAACGCACACGGTCTACTATGACGGTGAGGAGTATTCGGATATTCCCATTGTCATGACCGGCCTCTCCGAAAAGGAGCGGGTGCGTCAGAGCATCAGTGACCATGCGGAGGGCATATACCGGGTAAGCCGGGTGTTGCATTGCGATATTGCAGCCATCGGCGGGAAGCAGCCGGAGCAGGGCTGCAAACTGGGCATTGACGAAAACGGATTTGTCCGCAGCTACTATGTAGCATCCTCTGTCTGCGAAATGGGGATGCTGCGGGTGGAATTGGAGGCGATTGACGAATGAGTGATGTGACAACAGACACCATGATGCACAGCGTGGCCGCTGGCATTGCTGTTGACATTGCAGAGGAGGGATTTGACCGCGTGTCAGCCATCCTTTCCGGGATTCCCGGTGGCGCCAATCGTGCCGTTGGCTCTGCGCTTGCCCGTGCCGCTGCTGCCGGAAAGACGGTAGCAAAGCGGGCGGTCACGCAGGAGTACGCCATCAGCAGCAGCGAATTCACCAACCGCACCAAGAACGTCAACAACATTCAGCGGGCCAGCAGCGGCGAGGTTTCTATCAACTTCGGCTACCGTGGCAGCGTCATCCCCCTTAGAGTTTTCGACACCAAGGTAGACCGCAGCGGCCGCGTTGTTACCCGTGTGAAGAAATCCAGTGCCCGACAGGCGCTGGACCACGCTTTCGAGGCGAAAATGGGTTCTCATTATGGTATCTACGAGAGGCAGGGCGAAAAAAGATTCCCGGTTAAGGAGCTTTTCGGCCCGGCTACCCCGCAGATGATGTATTCCAATGAGGTTGTCATGGACTCCATCGAGGCGAAAATGGCCTCCACATATGAGGAACGCATTGAGCATGAAATCACGCGAGTTTTGAACGGATGGGGTGTGTGATATGACCAGTGTGGTTTTGCTTGAACAGCTGAAAGCATTCACCGAGAAAATCATGGCCGACATGATTCTCCCGGTGGCTATGCAGCAGGGCGACACCGAGCAAGCCTACCGTGCCCCGGAAGTCTACCTGATGCGGCTGCCTGACAGCAGGGCGGCCAAGAAAAAGGCCCCCTACATCATCCACCGGGTCATTCCGCTGGAAACGGAACAGCAGCCCGGCAGCGAGGAGCGCACGGTCGTTTCCGTGCGCTCTATTTTCTGCTGCTACAACCCGGACGAGCAGGAGGGCGACCTTGCACTCCTGAACATGATGGAGCGTTTCCGGGTAGAGCTGCTGAAAGTCCGCAAGGTGGGCGCTGTCGGAGCGGATGGAAAGCCCCGGTATCAGTTCACTCTCGATATTTCTCCCGACCACAAGTTGGAAAGCATTCCTTATGACGAGGAATCGAAGCCCTACTATGCCGGAGAAATGATCACCTACTGGAAGCTGCCGACCGTGCAGCAAACGGAGGACATTGAATTATGGCGGTGAAAAAGACCACGGCGGAACAGCCCGCCGAAAACACCGTGAGCGCCGAGCCTGCACAGAGCAAGCCCAGCGTTTCTATTTACGTCGGCCCGTCCATTCTGGGCTACATCCAGAAAAACACGATTTACCCCTGCGCCGCTGCGGAGGCTGTAGAGCGTGATGATGTGAAGATTGCCACCGAGAAATATCCCGGTGTGGCCGACTTCATCATCAATGTGGACGAGCTGCACACCACGCCTGAAAAGGTAAAAGCACGCGGCGAGGCCGTCCTTGCATTTGCACGGATGCTCGCCAAATCCAAGTAAGGAGGAATACATACTATGGCAGATCATGGTATCAATGTCAGCCGCGCCGACACCGCCGTGGCGACACCGAACACCGCAACCTGCGGCATTCCCTTTGTCATTGGCACCGCACCGCTGTCCAAGGCGACCGGTACCCCTGCGACCGCTGGCCTCCCGGTGCTCTGCACCAGCTATGATGAAGCAAAGGAGCAGCTGGGCTATGACGACGACTGGGCCAAGTACACCGTCTGCGAGGTGATGCACTATCACTTCAAGCTGTGCGCCTGCCAGCCGGTCATTTTCCTGCCCGTTGGCGAGACTGCCGAGGCTGCCGATGTGGCCGCCGCCGTTGAGCAGATCGAGCTGTGCCTGACCATGTTCGGCATCGTGCCCGACCTGATTATGGCTCCCGGCTTCTCCCAGGATGCAACCGTTGCAGCGGTTATGGACGCAAAGGCTGGCTCTATCAACGGTATGTTTACCGGCAAGGCTCTGGTGGACATTTCCGCAAAGACCTATACCGCTGCGGTGCAGGCGAAGAACAGCGGCACCTACACCGAAAAAACCATCCTGTGCTGGCCCAACGGCACCCTCGGTGATCTGCGTTTCCACGGCTCCACCGTCGAGGCGGGCTGCCTTGCAGAAACCGATACCGGCAACGAGGGCATTCCCTATGAAAGCCCCTCCAACAAGACCGTTCACATCGACGGCCTGTGCGATGACGACGGCAACACCATCAACCTGACCTATAATCAGGCCCTTGTCGTTGATGCCGCGGGCATCTGCACCTTCCTGAACTTTATGGGCGGCTGGACCGCTTGGGGCAACCATACTGCGTGCTACCCCAAGTCCACGGATGTGAAGGACTACTTCATCCCGCTCAGCCGTATGTTCGACTACGTCACCAACACACTCATCAAGACGTTCTGGAGCAAGCTCGACAAGCCGATGAACCGTCGCCTCATCGACACCATTCTGGATAGCGCCAACATCTGGCTGAATGGTCTGGTTGGCGCAGGTTATCTGCTGGGTGCCAGTGTGGAAATGCTGGAAAGCGAGAACCCGCTGACCAGCCTGATGGCGGGCAAAATCAAGCTGCACGTCTACATGACCCCGCCCTCTCCGGCGCAGGAGATTGACTTTGTGCTGGAATACGACGCTGATTATGTGACCAGCGCACTCCAGTCCTAAAGAGGAGGTACTACAATGACAATCGATCAGAGCGTTATCAACTTCGCGGTCTATGAGGACAGCGTGGAATATCTGGGTATGTCGAAAGCTACCCTGCCGGATGTTACCTTTCTGACGCAGAGCATTTCGGGTGCTGGTGTCGGCGGTAACGTCGAAGCGGTCATTCTGGGCCATTTGGAGGCTATGACCCTCGGTCTGGAATTCCGCACCACCACGCCGCAGTCCGTCCTGCTGTCGGAGCTGCGCCGCCACAGCATTGACCTGCGTGTGGCAAACCAGTATGAGGATCCTGTTTCGGGCGTGGTTGAGGCACGGAAGGAAAAGCACATTTTCGTGGTCGTGCCCAAATCGACCAAGGGCGGCACCATTGCCCCCGCAACGCCCACTTCTGGCTCTGGTGAGTACGCCGTCCGTTACTGGGCAACGTACATCAACGGCAAGAAGGTGCGTGAGCTGGACCCCCTCAACTTCATCTGCTACATCAACGGTGTGGATTATCTGGCCGGTGTCCGTGCGGCCCTGGGCAAGTAATCCGCATATGCCGTTCCGCCGGAGCTGCATTTTGCAGCCCCGGCCTATTTTTTGAGCGTGAAAGGAGCTATCCAGCATGAACGCCGTCATTGACCAGAAAGAATTTGATGCAGCTCAGGCTGCCGCCGCAAAGGCTGCTGCCGCTGCTGACCCGTACACCTACACCCACAAGCTCCAGAAGCCCCTTGACTATGAGGGCAAGCACTACGAATCCCTCACGTTCGACTGGGGCAAGCTGACCGGCAATGACTCCCTCGCCATTGAGGCCGAGCTTACGGCTCTGAATCAGCCTGTGATCATCCCCTCGGTGAGTGCGGGCTACCTTATCCGCATGGCCTGCCGGGCGTGTACTGAGCCTATCGGTGTTGATGTTATCGGTGCTATGAGCATCCGGGACTACAACACCATCCGCACCAAAGCAAGAAATTTTTTGCTGAGGTCGGACTTGTAACCGGTGATGGCGGCGTGTGGCTGCGACGACAGGTGCTTGCAATGGCACAGGTCAACTGTACGCCTGCGCCCTACTGGCTGGAAATGCCCCTGTATCAGTTCCGGCAATGGATCCGCAGCAGCAATGACCTCATTGCCGAGCGCCAGAGAGCGAGAAAGGACGGTAAGTAGTGGCTCGTAAAGAGTGGGAGCTGCTGTTCAACCTGTCCGCCAAACAGAACAGCAGCTTTTCCAGTACATTCAAGGCTGCCCAGTCTGCCCTTGTGGAAACGCAGGGGAAGATTCAGCTGTTGAACAAAGTACAATCCGACATTTCGGCGTACCAGAAGCAGCAGCAGGCCGTTGACGCAACCCGTCAGCGGCTTTCTGTTTTGCAGCAACAGTACGACAACATCCAGAAAGAGATTCAGGAGACCGAGGGTTATTCCTCTGCGTTGGAAAACAAGCTGATTTCCAAACAAGCGCAGATCGACAAGACTGCGGCCTCCCTGAACACTTATGAGCAGCGTTTAGCTGCCACCGGGAACGCCCTGCACGAGGCCGGCGTGGATACCACGCAGCTGACAGCAGAAAGCGTCCGGCTGGAAACTGAGGTCGATAAGCTGAAAGACCAGCAGGTTGACCTTAAAAAGACCATGGACGAGGCCGGAGAGGGCGCAAAGGGATTCGGTGAAAAATCGGTCGAGGCGCTTGAGACGGTCGAGGCCACGCTGGCCACGGTCGGTATTTCAAAGGCCCTCGGAGAAATCCGGGATGCCTACATAGACTGTATCAACACCGCAGGTGATTTTGAAGCATCCATGAGCAATGTCGAGGCACTCTCCGGCGCTACCGGCGAGGAATTGACGGCCCTGTCCGACAAGGCCAAGGAAATGGGCGCAACCACGAAATTCACCGCTGGTGAATCGGCTGATGCTCTGTCCTACATGGCTTTGGCAGGCTGGGACACCCAGTCTATGCTGGAGGGCATCAGCCCGGTGCTGAATCTGGCTGCTGCCGCCAACATGGATCTGGCGCAGGCATCCGATATTGTTACCGACTATCTGACTGCCTTTGGTCTGAAAGCCTCTGACACCACACACTTTGTGGACGTGATGGCCTACGCCATGGCCAACTCCAACACGGATGTCATCCAGTTGGGTGAGGCTTACAAGGCGTGTGCAGCTACTGCCACCTCCCTCGGCTACTCGGTCGAGGAAACCACCGCTGTGCTGGCTACCATGGCCAACGCCGGTGTCAAGGGCGGCGAGGCTGGCACGGCCCTGAACGCCATCTTCACCCGCCTTGCAACCAACACGAAAGAGTGCGGGGACACCCTTGCAGAATACGGTGTGCAGATTTATGATGCACACGGCAATATGCAGAGCCTGTCCAGCATCCTCACAGGCATGACCGGTATCTGGGACACCCTGACCGACCAAGAGCAGGCTAACCTCGCAAAGGTTATTGCAGGCACGAACCAGTATTCCAAATTGCAAACCATCATGGCTGGGTGCAGCGAGGCCGCAGCCGAGGGCGGGCAGTCCTTTGCGGATTACACCGCAGCCCTGAACGATTGCGCCGGGTCTGCCGACAAGATGGCGGGCACCATGCTCGACAATATGAACGGCAGGCTGACCTTGATGCAGTCCGCAGCTGACGGTCTGAAAATCGCCATCGGTGAGGATTTGACTCCCACCATGTCCGGCCTGTACGATGTTGGCGCGCAGGTTCTGGGCTGGATGCAGGGATTTGTAGAGGAAAATCCCGGTGTGGTCAAGGGAATTGCGGCAGGAACCGTCACGCTGGGCGGTCTGGTCGGCACGCTGACTGCGGTTTCAGCTGGCATAAAACTAGCTCATGCGGCGGCAACTCTGTTCACTGGCTCTCTGGCGGGACTTGCTGGCCCGCTGACGCTTGCATCTGTGGCGATTGCAGGAACGGTTACGCTCGTCACGGCACTGGCAACATCTGCCGATGCGACGGTGCCCTCTGTAAAGGAGCTGACCAGCGCCGCTCGTGACATGGGCGACAGCATGGAAGAAGCGAGCGCAAGCTACGATTCCACCCTGTCCAACATGGCAGCGACCGCCAGCGTTGCGGACCAGTACATCAGCAAGTTGGAGGCCATCGAGGCCGCCACAAATGGGAACACGGACGGAAATGCCGAATACCACGACACGCTGGCCCGGCTGTCTGTTCTGGTGCCCAGTCTTGCAGATGATATTGACCTTGAGACCAATTCCATCAAGGGCGGCACCGCAGCGCTGCGCCAGCACACGGATGCCTATGTGGCGGATGCCAAGGCACAGGCCCGGCAGGAATACCTGAACACCCTTTATGACCAGTACAACAATGTGCTGGTTGAGAGTGCTGAGAACGAAACCAAGCTGGCGACCGCGCAGGCAAAGGTGGAAAAATCCAATGCCGGCATGTCTGCTGCCTACGATAAGCTGCTGACCACCCTCGGCCTGACGGATGAGCAGTTCAAGCTCACCTACGGCACGGTGGAAGATCTGCCGTGGCGCACCATGAGCGAGGATGTGCAGCAACTGCGCACTGAGTATATGGGGTACTCGGATGACCTTGTCACTGCCCGGCGGGAGGTCGAGAACTACACCGCCGCCGTAGAACAGGATCAGGAGGCTATCAATGCCGCCGAGGCCGAGTATCAGGAGGCCAGCGCCGCAGTCGATGCCCTGAATGCTTCGCAGCAGTCCGCCGCCGACAGCGCAGACGATGTTGCAGCGCAGCAGCAGAATGTGGCGAATGCCATCTCTGATGCAGAGCTTCGGATTCAGGACATCATTGCAGCCTACAAGGATGCCTATGATGAAGCCTACGGCAGCATCAGCGGCCAGTATGCGTTGTGGGATTCTGCGGAAAAGGTCGTTTCGACCTCCGCTGCATCCATCAACAATGCACTGCAAAGCCAGATCACCTACTGGGACAACTACAACCAGAACCTCGAAAAGCTGAACGAACGGGCGGCTGACATCGACGGTCTGAGTGAAGTTATCGCCAGTTTTGCGGATGGCAGCAAGGAATCCGTCAATGCGATTGCCGGTATGGCCTCGGCCTCGGACGCTGACCTCGCCAAAATGGTTGAGAACTACGCTGCGCTGAAAGAAGCGCAGGATACCACCAGCGAATCTATCGCCGACCTCAAGACCGGCATGAGCAATTCTATGGACGAAATCGCCCAGACCGTAGCCGATACCGTATCGGAAATGGACATGAGCGACGAGGCCACGGAAAGCGCCAAGGCGACGATTCAGGGCTTCATCGATGGCGCATCCAGCATGATGCCCCGTGTGCAGGAAGCCTATGCCAAAATCGCCTCGGCGGCCTCTACTGCGCTGGCAGGCTCCAACGAGCGCTACAATGTCAACCACGGAATCCCCGGATATGCTGTTGGTACGGAAGATGCGGCCCCCGGATTTGCCCTCGTTGGTGAGCATGGCCCGGAGCTGGTCTACTTCAACGGCGGGGAATCTGTTCTGACGGCCTCGGAAACCAGACGGGAGATGGAGAGCGCAAGCGTTACCCCCATGAGTGCTGAGCTGCCAGAGAGCAGCGGCTCCTCCTCAGCACGCAGCACGGTTCCTATATCGCTCTCGCCGGTTTACCATATCTCAGGTATATCTGATACTGCCGAGCTGCAAAACGTCCTGAATGCCCAGAATGACAGCCTGAGAGAACTTGTCCTCGAAATCGTGAAAGATGCAGAGGACGATGATTTCAGAGGGAGGTATGCATGAGTAAAACCTATACGACTGTGCAAGGCGACCGCTGGGACAGCGTGGCCTATAAGCAGCTCGGCAGTTGCGCCTATGCTCCCAACCTGATGGCTGCTAATCCGCAGCACTTGGGCTATTTTGTGTTCCCGGCCGGAATCGTTCTGACGCTCCCGGATACCGAGACACAAACCAGCTCCACCTTGCCCCCGTGGAAGAAGGTGGTCACATGAGCGACGAAAATACCGCCCGCCATGCCGAGTGTACGGTAGAGTTTGACGGTGTGGACATCACCAGCAGCATCAAGCCCTACCTGCTGTCGCTGACATTTACCGATAATGAGGAAGATGCCAGTGACGACCTGCAGATCAAACTCCAAGACCGGGAGGGCGTTTGGATGACCGACTGGCTCCAGAAGATGCTGGACGGCGATGTGTCGGCCGCATCTTCTGATGGCTACAAGGTTGGTGACGTGGTGCAGTTTCTCGGTGGTCCTCACTACAAGGCATCTACCGACAAAAAGGCAAACGGAACACCAAAGGCTGGCCCGGCCAAGATCACCATCATCAAACAGGGTGCGCTGCACCCGTACCATGTTATTCACACGGACGGAACGTCCCGGGTCTATGGCTGGGTCGATGCCAGCGAGATCTCCGGTAAATCTGGCGGCAGTTCTTCCGGCGGCGGTGAAGGCGGTCTGAAAATCCGGGCTACCATCACGGCCTGTAACTGGCACTCTGACGGGAAGGATGAGGCGCTGGACTGCGGGGAGTTTGAGTTGGACAGCATAAACGCATCCGGCCCGCCCGACATCATCACCATAAAGGCCACAGGGCTGCCCTATACCAGCCAGATCCGGCAGACCAAGCAGAGCAAGGGTTGGGAAAAGTACAAGTTATCCGGCATCGCCAATGAAATGGCGAAGAAGAACGGTATGCAATCCCAGTTTCTTGCAAAGCAAGACCCGGAGTATAAGCGTGTGGAGCAGTACCGCTGCTCTGACATCGATTTCCTGTCGCAGCTGTGCCATGATGCCGGCTTGTCGCTGAAATGCACAGACGGCAAACTCGTTATCTTCGACCAGAAAGAATACGAGGGAAAAGATTCTGCATGGACTGTCACCAAAGACGACAAAAGCTATATCAAGTGGAGCCACACGCTCGGCCAGGCCGGAACGCAGTATGCGTCCTGCCGGGTGTCCTATGTTGGGCCGAACGGCAAGCCCATTGAGGGTATCGCCTACGTCAAGGACTACGATGCCAAGAGCAAAACCAACCAGCAGCTGGAAGTTTATGCCCCGGTCACGAGCAAGACCGAGGCCAAAGAACTGGCTGCCAAAAAGCTCCGGTTGCACAACAAGTTTGAGCGTCAGGTTGGCTTTACCTACCACGGCGACCCGGGCAAGGTTGCAGGCCTGACGTTTGAAACCAAGAGCTTCGGGCCGTGGGATGGAAAGTACATCGTGAAGCAGGCCAAGCATACCGTGACCGGCTCTGGCGGGTACACCACGCAGGTTTCCGGCCGTCATGTTTTAGGAGGGTACTGATGAACACCGCTGTTGACGTTCGCCTCGGTAAAGTCACCGATGTGAACAAAGAAAAGCGCCTTGTCCGCTGCAAATTTGAGGACACCGGCATCACGTCCGGCTGGCTCCCGGTGATGCAGCACTACAAAGCCATTGTCTATACGGAGTCAGCCGGCGAACACAATCACCAGTATATCCACCCCAGCCCCTACAACCTTGAGATCAAAACGACCATGGATGGCTCACGCCAGATTTGGGATGAGGAAGAAAAGGTCATCGGGGCGGACAACTCCACAAACCATCAGCACAAGTCCCATGTGGTGTGGTGGCTGCCGGCCATTGATGATACGGTGGTCTGCTTGTACCTCCCGTGCTTCAATGCTGATGGCTTCGTGCTGGGAGGGATTTATCCGTGATTGTCGGTTGCCTCGGAGACATCAGCTTTTCCGTGTTTGATAGTCATGTCGAGACCATCAAGAACATGGTGCAGAATGTGTCGGCCAGATACACGACCCACCAGCGCGCCAGAGGCCCGGCCCTGACCGAGTTGACAGGCACCGATGCTCAAACCATCACGTTTGACATTGAGTTGGCCGCATACCTCGGCGTAAATCCCACCAAGGAGCGGGAACGGCTGAAAGAATGTGTCCTCAACGGGACTACGCTTCCGTTCGTTCTCGGCAATGTGGTCTACGGCAGCTATCGGTGGGTTATCAAATCTGCAAAATTTAAGACCCTGCACACAGACGCTTTCGGTACGCCGACATGGATTACCGCAAGCGTTTCTTTGTTGGAATACCAGAGAGAATGAGGTGATTTTTGTGAGCAACTACTTGGTATCGGCAAACGACCTGACCACCATTTCCCTTGGAGAACAGGATACCGTGACCAGCGTTCTGCAGAACATCGCCGTCATCCTGTCCACACCGAAAGGTACGGTGCCTTGCTATCGGGAATTTGGCATTGATATTGCGAACATTCTCGACAGGCCGGAAAACGTGGCGCAGCCTATGCTCTGCGCTGCCATCAAGGAGGCCATCGAGCGATTTGAACCTCGTGCTACCTACATGGGGACTACCTTCAAAGAAGCCCCTGACACTCCCGGGCGGATGCTGCCCGTCGTGGAGGTGAGCATCAGTGCGTAAAACTTACGAGTTCGTGTCCACGGACATGGATGAGCTAGACAGGCTGCTTGTCACAGGGTATGAGCAGTTCTTTGGCAAAACTGTGATGCCCGGCAGCCCGGAACGGCTTTTCATTTCGTGGGTCGAGGATGCCATCATGTACGAGCGTGCCCAGAACAACTGGACAGGCAGCCAAAACTTACCCAGCAGCGCAGAGGGCGAGTATCTGGATGGCCTGGCCGAGCTGTTTTACTTGCAGGAGCGTCCCAAGCCTACGGCGGCGACCTGCACCATGCGCTTTTACATCAGCGAACCCCGCCAGACGGCGGTACTGATTCCGGCCGGCACCCGTGTCACGGACGACAATGCAGCCCTGTACTGGGAAACCTCCGCAGATGAGTACGTTCCCATCGGCGCGACATACACGGATGTTCAAGTGACCTGCCAGACCGTAGGCACGGCTGGCAATGATTATGCTGTGGGTGACATCCACACCGCTGTTGACATCTACGACTACTATTCTGGTTGCTCCAATATCACGGTTAGTGCAAACGGCTCTGATGCCCCGGACGACGAGGAATTTTATGAGCTGATGCGTGACAGCCAGAGTGCATGGTCTGATGCTGGCCCGATTGGTGCCTACAAATACTTTGCAAAGAGGGTTTCCACTGAAATCGCAGATGTCATTGCCAATTCGCCCAGCCCTGGCACAGTTTGCCTATACGCCGTCATGAATGACGGCAGCGTGGCTGGCGAGGAAACCAAGCGTGCTATGGTTGCGGCCTGTTCGCCGGATGAAATCCGGCCGTTGACTGACTATGTGATCTCTGGCGACCCGGAAGAAGTACCCTATAATATCGACCTGACCTATTACCTGACCCGGGACGGAAGCATTTCCGCAAGTGAAGCTCAGTCCGGCGTGAATGAGGCTGTGCAGCGGTACATCCGCTGGCAGTCCGGCAAGATGGGCAGGGACATCAACCCTGACAGGCTGCGGTATCTGCTTCTTTCGGCCGGCATCAAACGTGTAGACCTCAAACAGCCCGCCTTTACTCCGCTGGAAGACGGTGCGCCATCCCTTGACCGCAACGACAAGGTTCCGCAAGTGGCAAAGTTGGGCACGGTGACGATAAAGAGCGGAGGGTATGAGGATGAGTAACCACGGCCTGACTGCTGACAACATGATGCAGCAGTTTCCGATTGCGCTCCAAAAAGACCCTAAGACGGTGGCTCTGGGACAGGCCATAGCCAAGGTGATGGAATCCCGGCAGGATGAAATCGACTCCCTGCGGATTTATACCCGCATCGACGAACTGCCCGAATGGCTGCTTGACATTCTGGCTCGGGACTTCGCCGTGGACTGGTACGATAGATCCTACACCCTTGAGGAAAAAAGAAAAACCATCAAGGACAGCTTCTATGTTCACCGGCACCGTGGCACAAAAGCGGCTGTTGAAAGAGCCATTTCTGCGATTTATCCCAATCCCAAAGTTTTGGAGTGGTTTGAGTACGGTGGCGATCCGTACCACTTCAAACTCCGTATCACGGTTGATTTCGCAGCAATCAATGAGGCCAAACATCAGCAGGTTTTGCAAAAAATCATCTGCTACAAAAATCTTCGGTCGCATTTGGACAGCGTCATTTACTACACGGAAACGGAGCCGAAAGCGTGCTATGTTGCAGCGATTCCCTGCGCCACAACGATGTCCTACACGGTTCTTATGCCGGGTGTTATCGAGCCGCGGGCAGTCAGCGCACACGCCTGCGCCGCTGGTGCGGTCAGCACAACTCGGATGAAAACGACCATTGCGCTGCCCGGAACTATCCACGCCAAGGCTGTGTCTGCACAGGCGCTTGCATCTGGCAGACCTGCGCAGACCTATGAAACCGTCACCATCAAGTTAGGAGGGAAATCGTTATGAGCTGGGAAAAATATGCATATACCAGCGCCGGTGCTGCGATGCTGTCCGAGTCCATTTCGGGCGGTGCGCTCACCATCACCCGTGCTGTAAGCGGCACGGGCACCGTTGACACCGACTTGTCCGAGGAAACGGCAGTCAGCGGTGATACCTATGAGCTTAAACTGCTGGGCATCGACACCGTGGAATACAAGGGCGAAAAAGCCCGCAAAGTCAGCATTTGGACGGGCGGTGCAGATGAGCCGTACTTCATGCACCAAATCGGCGTGTTTGGCCGCCTCAATGATGACCCGGAGGACACGTTGCTCTTTCTGATGCAGGATGAGCGGGTTGTCGAGATCCCGGCCATCGGTACTGCTGACCATGAATTCCAAATTTCTGTGCTGCTGGCCGTTTCGACCAAAGCCAATATCTCGCTCACCGTTGACCCGCAGATGCAGGCTCTCGCAAAAATGGTCAAGGCGGAAGTCGAGAAGCACAATAAAGATGCTTCCGCTCACGCTGATGCCATCACCGCCGCCGTCGGCAATGCCATGGAATCCCTCAAGGAATCCGGGGACGTTGTAAGCGAAGAACAGGTCAAGGCTCTTATTCAGGAGCAGGGCAGCTCTGGCAGGGCTATCATCAAGGACATCACGATTCCCGCAGACGGTTGGGACTGGCAGCGGGAATCTGGTGACGAGGAAACACTGAGGGATGACTTCCGTTGTGTCGTCGATGTTGCGGTTGACGATGCGACGGAGGATATGTTCCCCAGCGTTGCCTTACATAAAGCGGCCCTTGAGGTCGCAAAGCGAGCTGGGCTGTGCCCGACAGTGCAGGCGAATGCCGGTGTCCTGCGCTTTTGGGCACGGAACGCCCCGGAAGCGGATATGGCCGCGACCGTGGCGCTGGTATCTCCCGGCGGGGCGAGTGGGGGCGGTTCGTCCTCGTATGTCCTGCCGGTTGCTACCGCTACCCGGCTTGGCGGCGTGAAAATCGGTTCTGGCGTTTCCGTGTCGGCAGACGGCACGATTTCCGCATCGACCAGCGGCATCACACAGGATGAAGTCGTCTCTGCGGCAGACACGGACAAGATGCTGGACGAGATTTTCCCCGCAGAAAGTTGAACGAAACACCGGCATAACAGGAGGCTTATATGGCAGACAACAAATTTGTGACCCTCGAAGCTCTCAAATCCACTACGGTGCGCTTGCAGCAGGAATGGCTCAAGTCCATCTCCAAGTCGGGTCATGCCCGCTTTGAGGTGGCGGAAGCCATTCCTGACGCATCCGCAGCGCAGGAAAACATCATGTATCTTGTCATGAACGACAAGACGCAGCACTACGACATCTACGCAAAGGTCAATGATAAGGTCGTCCGGCTGGACGATACCACTGTTGACCTGTCCGGCTATGCTACCAAGGAACAGCTGGAAGCTGTCTCCGGCGGTCTGGGCGGCACGGTGTACGCCGCGACCAAAGCTGACCTGTCCACTTCCGACGACAGCGTAATTTCTGGTTACTTCACACAGCATACGGACGCAAAGCCTAAGAAGGGCGATGTCTTTGTCGTGACTACTGCGGTGGACGGTTCCACCTATGAGCAGTCCGCCTATTTCTATAACGGTTCTGCATGGGTGGCCATGACCGGTTCCGTGGATGCCGATAAGGTCATCCTGCGGGAGAACATCACGCTGGCCGGTGGCTATACGCAGGTCGGCAACCTGACCAAGAGTCAGAACGGCACGGCTACGTTCCAGACCAAGGGCAAGAGTGTGGCCGATGTCCTGACTGAGATTTTCTCCAAGCGGCTTCAGCCCTCTATCACCGCACAGCCCTCTATCGCGTCTTTCTCCCTGACCGGTGCGGGCGCGGTTGAAGCAGGCACGAAGGTGGCCGCAGCGGTCTACTCTGCCGCCACGCTGAACGCTGGTTCTTACCAGTACGGCCCGGCGACCGGTGTTGTGGCGACCAACTTCAAGGTCGAGCGCATTACCAATGCGGCCACTACGCAGGTCGTGTCCGTGGCTGCTGCATCCCTGACCGCTGGCTCTGACAACAACGGCGGCGCTGGCTTCATCATCGGCGATGCAGGCGGCGACAATGCCGTGTCCAGCCTGAAGTACCGCGTTACTGCTACCCACGGCGCAGGCGTGACCGCAAAGGACAATCTCGGCGCTGCATCCAGCCCGGCAGTTGCCATTGCGGCTGGTACTAAGACCAAGGACACCGCAGCATACACTTCGTTCCGCAATGTGTTCTACGGTGCATCCACCAGCAAGCCCGCTCTGAACAGTGCGGCCATCCGCGCACTGGGCAAGACTGGCAAGGCATATGCTGCCGGTACGCTGACCATCAACGTGCCTGCCGGTACGCAGCGTGTGGCGATTGCCTGCATTGCGACGGCCAAGGGCGTTACCAAGGTCATCAACGAGACCGCCATGAACGCCGATGTCACCGGAACCTTCGTGAAGTCTACCGTGTCCGTTGAGGGCGCGAACGGCTATGCTGCGAAGGAGTACAATGTCTGGGTGTTTGAGCCTGCTGTTGCCTACGGTAACGCCGCGGTTCTCAAGGTCACTCTGGGCTGATAGGAGGAATAGACAATGGCAGTGAATAATACCACAAAGACCTATGCCAACATGGAGTTCCCGCTGGCTATGAAGCGTCAGGACGCTTTTGCCCTTGATCCTTCCACCGTCTGGCCCACTCTGGCCGATGCCCAGAGCTACGCAAAGACCAATCCGACCGCCTATGTCGGCCAGATGCTTTCCGTCGTCGTGAACGGCACGGCTACTCCGTATGTGATCCAGAATGCCGCTGGCGACCTCGCTCCGCTGGGCGCTGCCGCCGTGACCATTGCTTCGGACGACGAAGCCAATGAAGCGCTCACTGAGGTTTTTGGTGAGTAAGAACCCGTGACCGACCGGCTGCCCGGAAAGGCTGGACAGCCGGATATTTTATAAGACAAGAAAGAAAAAGAGGTTTTTATTATGGCTTACAATGCAAACGCTCTCGTCCGTCTGTCCGCTCTGAAGAATCTGGCCGCAAAGACCAAGGCCACCACCGATGCACTGGACACCCGCGTCACCACTCTGGAACGTGTCGGCGCACAGGCCAATAAAATCGAGAGTATCAAGGTGAACGGCGCTGCGCAGACGATTGGTTCGGATAAGTCTGTCAACATCTCCGTGCCCACCAAGACCAGCCAGCTGAACAACGACAGCACCTTCCAGACCAGCGAGCAGGTGGTGACTGCTATCAACACCGCCATTTCCAAGTCCGGCCATGCATCCTTCCAGAAGGTCGATGCAGTGCCGAAAGTCGATGCTGCACAGGAGAACATCCTGTATCTGGTGATGAACGCCAAGACCGGCCATTACGACATCTACGCCAAGGTCGGCGACAAGATGGAACTGCTGGATGATACCACCGTTAACCTGTCCGGTTACGTCCAGAAGGAAACCGGCAAGGGCCTGTCCACCAACGACTACACCACCGCCGAAAAGACCAAGCTGGCCGGTATCGCAGATGGCGCAAACAAGTACGTCCACCCCACCCACACTGCTGCTGCCAGCGGCCTGTACAAGGTGACTGTTGACGCTCTGGGCCATGTGACCGCAACCACCAAGGTTACCAAGAACGACATCACCGCACTGGGCATCCCGGGTCAGGATACCACTTATCCCGAGGCCACTACTGCCAAAGCCGGTCTGATGTCCGCTGCGGATAAGTCCAAGCTGGACGGCATGACCATTGCATCTGATGCTGATGTGACCGCTATGCTGACCGAGGTTTTCGGCGCATAAGCTGATTGACCTACCAAAGAAGTACGCAGGGAGGGGCTACCATGGGGCGGCCCCTCCTGCTTTTTAGGGAGGACAAGCGTGAATGAGTACTATCGCACTCGAAACCCACTTTAAACTTTTGGCGCAGAAAGCCAAGCAGTATACGGCGGGTCTGGCAAGTGAGCTGTCCGCAGCAACGCTGGAAGCGATGAATGAGATGGACAACGCAAAGGTCGATAAGATTTCCGCTGTAGCGGTCACAATTAGCACGGACGGCTGGGTGGAAGATGAAACGTGGGAGGAATATCCCCTGCGGCACGACATCACTGCCGCAGGTGTGACCGCAGCAGACCGCGCGGACGTTATCCTGTCGCCCGGAAGCCTGACCGCAGCGGCGGAATGCGGCATTTGCCAGACCTGTGAAACGCAGAACGGGAAAATCTGCATCTGGGCAAAGAAAGCCCCGGGAGAAAGTCTGACTGCGGAATATCAGATTATTCAGGGCGAAACAAACAAGGAGGCATGACCTATGGCAATGGGAATTGTAAACGTCGGAACGCCGGGTGTTGGAGATGATTCCAGCTTTGTGAAAAACAACCAAATCGGCGTGCCGGGCGGCATTGCCACGCTGGATGCTGACGGCCATTTGACCGAAT